TGGAGACGATGCACGAAAAGCTGTCTGCGAAAGCCTGGGGCCTTGGCCGCGAGATTGACCGCCGCAACGGGCGGCAGGTGGACAGCAACACCGACGGAATCAACCGCTATCGCCTCCGAGACTTCCGATACGACGGAGTAACGCAAAGGGCGCTGCAAACGGGCGTCCCTCTTAAGCCTGAGCAGATCAACCGCATGGTCGCGGCCTATGCTCGGAAGTATCGGAGGCACCGGGCCGAAAACATCGCAAGGACGGAAACCCTTCGCGCGGCGAACGCGGGGGCGAACGAAACCTGGCGGCAAGCCATCGCCTCAGGCCTTGTGGACGGGAACCTCGTCCGCAAGCGCTGGATTATCGGGAAGGACGAGCGGGTGTGTCCCCGTTGCCGGCCCATCCCAAGCCTGAATCCGACGAAGGGCATCCGAATGGAGCAGGCCTTTAAGACGGCCAACGGCTCCGTGATGCTCCCCCCTGAGCATCCGCAGTGCAGGTGCATGACAACCTACCGGCTCTATGAGCCCGAACAACTCCAATTCGGAGAGTGACAAATGCGTTCTGAAATCTTGAAAGCCGCGGTGCAGGCCGCGCACGAAGCCGAGGCGGAGGCGGTGGAAAAGCGCCTACCCACTCAAGGCAAGGGCCTTGTGGCGCGCTGGGGCGGAAACCGCAAGCTGATGCGGCGTGTTCGCGAGGCGGGCGAGGTGGAGGCCCTTGGACGCGCGCAGGGCTTGGGAAGGGCCCTTTTGCGCGGCGAGAACAAACAGGCCATGCGCGATGCGGCCCGGCCCATGATCTATGCGGCGTCATCTAAAAAGCGGAAAAATCGCGTGTGGCAGCGCTACACACAAGACGCCGCCCGCTTCCGTTACCCCAAAGGCTAAACCTTTCCCCGGAGAGTGATCCATGACCACGCCTCGCTTGATGCGCCGCCTGATGCTGAAGGCAGGCTATGCGCCCGTCGATGTCGTTTCGGAGGCCCCGCAAGTGGTGGAGCCGGAGCCGACGCAAGAGCCGGTCGCAGAGCCTAAGCCAAAGGGGAAAGCGAAAGCCGCCCCTGTCGTTGAAGCGGATGCGCCAGAATCCGCCGCCGAAGAGGCCTGATTGATGCGCAATGCGATCCTCAAGGCTGCGATCGCCGCCGCTCATGCGCAAAGCGTGCCGGTGGCGAAAGCCCTCCCCAAGCCCCTCTATGTCTGCCGATCTGTCCTGAATGGAATGGAGCTTCAACTGTGGGCGAAAGGGCAGGGGTTTAAGTCCATGCTTCCCCTTGAGGATTTGCATGTGACGGTCTGCTACTCCAAAGCCAAGATCAACTGGCAAGGGATAGGCGACGATTGGGCGGATCGGCCGGATTGGGGTGGGGATATGGGCTTGGCGCGCGCCCTTGGCCCTGTAAACCGCCAAAACCCTTGGGAGCCCTCAGACCCTCCCGGCTCTCTGCGCATCCGGGACGGGGCCCGCACGGTGGAGCGTCTAGGGGATCAAGGCGCGGTGGTGTTAAAGTTTGACGCCCCCGTGCTGGTTTCCCGCTGGGTTCGCTTCCGGGAAGCCGGGGCCTCCTGGGATTACCCCGCCTATAGCCCGCATGTGACCATCACCTACAAGGCGGGGGACATGGACCTTTCCAACGTGGAGCCTTTCACCGGCGACATCCTCCTTGGACCCGAGGACTTCAAGCCCTTGGAAACAGACAAGAAATACGACGAAGAGGAAGGGGACGAGGACTAATCCCCGAGGGCAAACCAAGCCCCATACTCCGGGGCCATGGAACACGTTGAGAAAATCCGCCTTCCGAAGCCGCCCAAGGCTCTCACCGACGCCGCCGAGCGGGGCGGTAACGCCATCCTGCGGGCAAGCAAAAAGCTCCCAAAAGTCCGATTAGCCAAGCCGCGCAACCCTTTCGCGGCGGGCACGTCGGCCACTCTCCGCCGCGCTTCGCAATCAGCCGCCACGATGCGCGCCGCAGCGGCAGGGTTGGCGGCGCTTCCAGGCGTTGGATGGGCAGGGGGCGCGCTTGGTGGGGCGCTGGGAGGCCCTAAAGGCGCGGCGGCCGGCTTCGCCGGAGGCGCGGCTGTGGACTATGCCGCGACCGCAGCCCTTGGCCTCATGGCGGGACGGCGGGCCAAGGCCGCAGGCTACCTCTCCCGCCGAAAAGAGCGGAAGGATGGGGTGTATAAGGCGCGCAAGAGCCTGCCCATCCCGTGGCGAAACGCCCCTGCGCGTTGGATGGACCACGAAAAGACGAAGCAAGCGATCCTTGATCGCGCCGAACGGTATGATCGTTTTGCGAGGGCTCCTGGCAAGCGCGCAGCCGGCGGCAAGGCGCGCCAAGAGATTGCACGGGCAGAGGCCGCGCGCTTGCGGGGCCTAGTCCGTGACGGGGCGGCATGGTCATTGTTTGGCCGGGCCGGTGCAGACGCGCCCGCTGGGTTTGACGGGGCTCCAGGTCGCGACAAGCTCGAACAAGACCGCGCCAAGGCGAAGGCCGCCGCCTCTCGCCGCAACGACAAGAACCGGGACGGCTGGATCGACGGCCAAAAGCCGAAGGGCGCGAAGCCTCGAAAGACGGCGGAAAAGCCTAAACCTGAGACCACCGGCGACAAGCTCCGCCGCGCCTCTCAAACCAAGATCAAAGGCGATCCGCAAGCCGAGCACGCCGAAGCGTCTCGCGCCTATCAGGAGGCTCTGGACGCGCAGCAGGCCAACCAGCGCGAAGGGATGCAGGCGGCGGGACGTGCTCGCCGAGCGTCGGAAGCATCAAAGCCAAGAGCGCGCGACGCCGATGGCGCAGCGAGCCACCGTGGCGCGCTGAAGGGCCACGCGGCCGAAAGCGGGCGCAAGGCGCGAGCGGCGCAAGCGGGGCCGTTGGCCTCGCAAGCTAAGGTTGATGCTGAAGTCGCCCGCACTGGCGAAGCCCTTCGCCGGGCAAGCGCCAAGCTTGACGCCATGAAGGAACAACGCCGGCTCGACTCCATGCCAAGCGCGGAGCAGATGCGCGCCGACAATGACAAGATGATGCGGCGGCGTCTGGCCGAACTGGACGCCGGCATCAAAGCGAAGAAGGATGCGGCGCAGGCTCGGCGGGAAAACGATGCGGCGCTCTTGCGCGTCCATGAAACAAACACCATGGGCCGCAAGCGCCGGCGCAAGGTAACCGTTGAGCCCATCTCTAAGGCGTACACCTTCAGCTTTGAGAAGGCGGACGTGACCGGACGCTATGTCCGCGGCTGGGCGAACGTGGTGGAGATCGACGGCGAGCCCGTTGTGGACGTGCAGGGCGACATCATCGCCATGGATGAGATGCGCAAGTCAGCGCACGACTTCATCGCCAACGCCCGTGAGGCGAAGGCGATGCACGACGGGGACCGCATCGGGGATGTGGTGGAGAGCGTCATCATCGATGACGACTTCGCCAAGGTTCACGGCGTGACCCACAAGAAGCGCGGCTGGTGGATCGGGATGGAGGTCCATGATCCTGCGGTGCGTAAGCGCGTGGCTTCCGGAGAACTGCGCTCCTTCTCCATCGGGGGGTCGGGGAAGAGAACCGAGATCGGCAAGCGGCGCGCAGTGGCACGCTACATGGCCAAGCCCCGGCCTGCAGGCTTGATGGGCTTGGTGGCTGAGCGGCCCAACAAGCCAATGGCCCGGGCAGTGCGCAACTATAACGCTCAGCCCAAAGGGCCTCTTGGCCTGATCCGGGGTGCGATCCGGCGGGAACGTGACAAGGGGCTTGCCCCCAAACGCCGCGAACGGGCTCGCTTCGGCCTCAAGCTTAAAGCCGGGATCATGGCTGGCGCCTTGATTGGTGCTGGAATGGCCACACCGAACGTGGTCATGACCCACGCTAATAACTATCACGCGGCGGCCATGTCGCAATCTGCGCAGATGATGCGCGAGCACAACAATCGGCTTCGGGGTCAGATCGCAGACCTCCGCAAACGGCTCCGCCGCGCCTGACCCGCGAGACCAACGTCAACACCCAGACCCGCCCCTCACACGGGCGGGTTTTTCTTTGGAGCAAAGGCCGGATGACCCGCCCCAACCCCACCAAAAAACGCCTCAGCGACATGAAAATCACTGAGGTCTCGCTGGTCGATGAGCCAGCCAACCAGCACGCGCGCGCGGAAATCACCAAGCGCGCGGACCCATCCACCAAGGAGACCACTATGCGGAAATACGCTGAGACTGACCTCGACCTGGACGACGAAATTGACCTGGTTGATGGTGATGAAGCCGACCTTGACGCGGAGGATGACGCGGACGACGACGCGGAAGGGGAGGGCGAAGAGTTCACCGAAGAAGACCTCGAAGACGCCATCGACATCATCGAGGCGGCTTTGGCCGAAGACCCGCAAGACGAAGGCGTTGTGAAGCTGGCGAAGTTCGCCGCGTTCGCCGTGGACGCTTTCGCCGCCATGGACAAGATGGAAGAGGCGGTGGCTGAAGGCGCTGAAGAGATCGTCAAGCGCGACGCCATCATCTCCGAGATGGAAGGCCAGATCCGCAAGATGGGCGCTGAGCCTGTCTTTAAGCGGGCGGAGCAGATCGACCTTTCGACCCTCTCCGAGCCGATCCGCAAGCAGCTTCAAGAGGGCTCCATCGCCCTTGAAGAAGTGGCGAAGATGCGGGCCAAGGAAGAGCAGCGGGAGTTTATCGCGAAGGCTGCTGCGGACGGCATCGACGCCAACGCCGCTGCGGTGATGTTCCGGGTCTCCAAGAACCTCGCCACCTCCGCCGACGTCGGCGCCCTTTGGGAAATCCTGAAGCGCGCGGAAGCGGCCATCCAAGCCTCTCCCATGCTGAAGAGCTTGGGCGAAGCGGGTGGTGGCGACGCGACCGTCGAAGGCCGGATCGCGCACGAAGCCGAAGCCATCTTCAAGAGCGCCCGCGCCGCTGGCGAGCCCATCACCATGGAGCAGGCCGTGGCCAAGGCTTATCGCGAAAACCCCGCTCTCTACGAAGAGTACCAGCGCAGCCGCAAGGCCCGCTGAGCCTTTTAACCCTCAACCCATTCCATCCACCCCTGAGGCGCGTGTGCGCCTCAGGTTGCAGGAGTTCGCCCCATGGCAGCTTATTCCGACGCGCACCGCCTGACCCTAGTGGCCGGCGCCGACCTGCGCACCCATCAATACAAATTCGTCGCCCTCGGCTCTTCCGGCACGGCGGGCCAAGCGGTCCTCGCCGCGACCGCCGGGATGCCGACGCTTGGCGTCCTCTACAACAAGCCGAACACGGGCGAAGAAGCCCTCATCATCACCGGCGGCAAGGTCAAGGTGAAAGCGGGAGCGTCAATTTCTGCAGGCGCTCTCATCACGACCGACAACGCCGGCCTCGCCGTGACCGCCACGGCGGGCGGCGTCGCTTCGACCGACGTCACTGGCTCTAACATCGTGGGCCAGTACCTGGGCGCCACCACCGCCGCCAACGGCGACGTGATCGAAATCCTCATCGGGGGCCGCATCGGCGTCCTGCCGTAAGCCCTTCCTCTCTCAATCCACACTTCAACATGAAAGGGAAAGGCGATGCCGTTCCTCCCCTCTGACGTGCATGTCAACACGCCGCTCACCAACTACTCGGTGGCGATCATCCAGGATAAGGCGAAATTCATCGCCGCCAACGCCTTCTCGGCCATCCCGGTCGCGAAGCAGTCCGACATCTTCTACAAAATCCCCCCAGGCGCTTTCCATCGTCGGGAGATGAAGCGCCGGGCTCCTGGGGCTCCGGTCGAACGCGCGAACCTTCTGACCGAAAGCGACACCTACCGCTGCGACAGCTTCTCGTTGGGCACGGAAGTCCCAGATGAGACCAAGGCCAATGCGGACGCCGCGCTCAACCCTGACTTTGAGGCGACGGAGTTCCTGACCCACCAGGCGCTCCTGAACCGCGAAAAGGCGTTTGCGGATACGTTCTTCAAAGCATCCGTCTGGACGGGCGATCAAACCGGCGTCTCTGGCGCGCCTTCGTCCAACCAGTTCAAGCAGTGGAACGACGAAACCTCTACGCCGATTGAGGACGTGCAACGGCTTGCGACCGTCATTCACCAGCGCACCGGTTTTCGGCCCAACACCATGATCGTTGGCCGTCCGACCTTCGACGCGCTGTTGAACCACCCCGACATTATCGACCGGGTGAAGTACGGCCAGATCGCAGGCGGGCCTGCGATGGCGGACCTTAACATCATGGCCCAGCTCTTCAAGGTGAGCCGGTTTCTGGTGGGCGACGCCATTGAAAACACCGCCGCCGAAGGGGCGACCGACTCCAACAGCTTCATCTTCGGCAAGGCGGCGATGCTCTGCTACGCGGGGTCTCCGGGCCTGCGCTCGGTGTCGGCGGGTCATATGTTCTCTTGGCGCGGCATGAACGGGACCGGCTCCACCGGCACACGCATCCTTCAACGTCGGGACGATGCGATCCGCTCCGACGTCTTCGAGATCGACGATTACTTCGACTACAAAGTCATCTCGGCTGATTTGGGCGTCTATCTGGCGTCGGCGGTGGCGTAAGCCATCGCCTACATGAGCGAGCCGCAGGGGACCGCGCCCAAGCCCTGCGGCTCGCTTTTCTTTGTGAGGTTTCATGCGCGAAGCGCCTTTCTCTCCCGCCTTTGCCTATGTCGCGTCCCGTCCGTTGACAATTGACGGGGTGGACTATCTGCCGGGCGATCCCATCCCAGAGGGCGTGCTTCAGATGAAGCGTCTTCGCCAGCTCTATGAGCAACGCAAGATCAGCGCTCACGCCCCCGCTTTCCTCGCCAATGGGGCGGAAGTCTTGCGCAAGCTTCGGGCGCAAGCCGAGGCGAAAGCAGGGGAGGGGGCCGCAGACGGCGACAGCGGGGCGCTGGATGCGCTTGACGCCGCGTCTGAGGGTGAGGGGGCCGAAAGCCCACAACCCGCACCCAAGGCCCGCCAATCGCGAAAGAAGGGATAAGCTATGTCTTCGCATTTGCGATCAGCCCGCACCACGCGGGAATACAACCAGACCGGAGTGCGGGTGTCTGTCACCGCCACGGGCACGGCGGCCAACGCCCTCCCGACGTTGGGCGACACCCGAGAGGTTCGCCTAATGGCGAACGTCCGGTGCTTTGTGCGCTTTGGCACCAACAATGCGGGCAGCCTTGATACCGCCGCCTCTGTGTCTGGCAACAGCTTCCCCATCGCCGCCGATAGCCCGGAAGTGGTGCGCGTGCCTATCGGGGCTACGCACTTTGCCGTGATCCGTGATGCTGCATCGGATGGCAACCTTACTGTCCACGCGAGCGCCTAATGCTGAAGCGCGCCGGATTCGTGGGGCGGCAAACGATCGCCCGCCCCAACCTCGCCCTTGTCACTCCCGCCGTCGAAATCCTCGCCCGGTCCGGCGCGCTGATCATATCGCGTTCCGGCGCCCAGATTGTTGGGAGATAAGCTATGTCTACGATGAGTATTTTTGATGCAACAGACACTTGGAACGCCGCTGGCACCACGTTCAGCGCGATCAAAATGAACGTAACGGACACCGCCAGCGCGGCGGGCAGCATGCTGCTGGATTTGCAGGTGGGGGGAACGAGTCAGTTTAGTGTCGGCAAAACTGGCGCAATTTTTGCGCGTCTTGTCGATCTCACAGCCACTCAAGCGGCTGATGGCATTGGCACGCGCGGAGTTCCGCAAAATAGCAGGTCGGCGGATTATACATTAGTGGCCGCAGACGCGGGCCAGCACATTTTGCATCCTGCGAGCGATAACAATGCGCGGACATTCACGATCCCGGCTAATAGCTCCGTTGCATATCCTGTCGGCACGGTGGTGACGTTTATCAATCTGATCAACACGGTGACGATTGCTATCACGTCTGACACGATGACCCTTGCGGGTAGCTCCACGACGGGCAGTCGCACTCTCGGGGTCAATGGCATTGCGACGGCGGTGAAAGTTGGTTCGACAAGCTGGTTAATCAGCGGGACGGGTCTGTCGTGACGGGTATTGCTCAGATCCTTGCGGGCACGGGTTTTGGTCCGTCCAGCCTATTCACCTCCGGCGCCCAAGGCGCGTGGTACGACCCGAGCGACCTGTCCACGCTGTTTCAGGACGCCAACGGCACGACCCCTGTCACGGCTGTCGAACAGCCAGTGCGGCTTATGCTGGATCGCAGCAAGGGGCTGGTGCTGGGGTCGGAGCTGATCACAAATGGGACGTTCGACAGCGCGACGGGCTGGAACCTTGGCGCTGGCTGGACGATTAGCGGCGGGCAGGCCGCCCGCACAACGTCAACCGGCGCGTCGAACCTCCGCTTTGATAGCCAGATTTTGACGGTCGGGCGAACCTTCGTGATCGCGGTCGACGTAATTGCCCTTGACGGAACGCTTGTATTGTTTTGCGGTGACCAGTCGTCGATTACCTTTACAACGCCGGGTCTCAAAACCGTGCGTATGCGCGCAGCAGGCGATAACCGGATTTATTTGCAAGCCGCTAATGCGGCGACCACGGTAACAATCGACAACATCTCCGTCCGCGAACTCCCCGGCAACCACGCCGTTGCGCCAAACGACGCGAGCAGGCCGGTGCTAAGGGCGAGATACAATGTGCTTACGTTCAGCGAGCAGTTTGATAATGCGGCGTGGACGGTAAAAACCAATCTAAACATTGCAACGGGCGTCAATGATCCGTTTGGCGGCACAGCAGCGTCAACGCTCACTGCGTCTGGCGGATCAGGGCGCATAGTTCGCGGCGCCGGAATTGGCAATTTCACGTACACTGCCAGCGTGTGGTTGCGCCGACGAACCGGAAGCGGAGCCGTAAATTGGGAATTGTGGGGCGTGGGCATTGGGGCTGCAATTAACGTCACCACTGAATGGCAACGGTTTACATACACGGACACCGTGTCAGGTGGCGGGTTGTTTTATTGGGGAATAAGAATTGCAAGCAACGGCGATGCAATAGACATTGCGTTTGCCCAACTCCTCACCGCCGCCGACCAAGCATCCACAGGTGGCGCCTACCAGCGCGTAGGCGCAGCGACGGATTACGACACGAGCAATCCGGTGTGGAGGCCGTATCTGGCTTTTGATGGGTCGGATGACAGCTTCTCGACGTCGAGCATCGACTTCAGCGGCACGGATGAGATGACGGTGTTCGCGGGGGTGACGAAGCTGTCGGATGTGGCGGCGGCGATGCTGATAGAACTGAGCGCTAACGCGGTTTCAAACGCTGGCGCATGGAACATTCAGGCACCCGTGACTGGAGGAAATTTAGAATATCGGTATTTGGGGGGCGGTTCCACCTTTCGGTCAGTGCTTGATAGCGGAGCGGCGGCGCCAAGAACCGACGTGCTTACGGCCACGCAGGACATTTCTGGCGATGCAATGGAGCTTCGGCGCAGCGGCGTAAGCGTCGGAACGTCTGCGCTGGACCAAGGGACCGGCAACTTCGGCAACTACCCGCTGTTTATCGGTAGCCGCAACAACGCCAGCCTGCGTTTCAACGGCCGCATTTACTCCCTCATCGTCCTAGGCCGCACCGCGACCGCCGCTGAAATCGCGGCTACTGAGGCGTGGGTCAACAGCCGCACGGGGGCATACTGATGAGCTTCCGCACCTTGATCATTCCCACCGCCCACGTCCAACTCGCCCGCGACCTAGCCGCCGCGATCAGCCCGGAAAACGCAACCGGCATGTTCACCACGCCCCTCACAGACGGCCAGAGCGTCACGCACTACATCTCCACCGGCATCGTCTCGGACGCCTTCGCCGCGCCATTGCCGCTCACCATATGGCAGCACGGCGAGGAGGGTTGGCAGATAGTCTCGCACTGGCCCGGTATGCCCGAGGCGATTGCTGACATGGCGGCGGCGCTGGACCCGCCCTTCGAGGTGACGGCTGCGCAGATCGCAGCGGCCTTTGCCGCGAGCGACATCTCAGAGCAAGAGCCCTTTGTCGCGATGGGGCGGATGGGGCTGGGTTTGCAGCAAGTCGATGAGGGGATCTAATGCCGCTAACCGTCGAAAACGGAACCGGCCTTTCCGAGGCCGACAGCTACACCGGCCTGACTTACGGCACGACATATGCCGAAAACAGAGGCTGGGCCGATTACCTGGCGGCGACCGACGCGGCGCGCGAGAAGGCGCACCGGGAAGCCTTCGCCTATATCAACACAGTGGTCCGGTATAAGGGCACGCGCCTCACCGCAAACCAAGCGGGAGAGTTTCCAAGGGCCGACCTTGCGGACTGGTCCGGCTTTGTCGTCACGGGCGTTCCTACGCGGGTCAAACATGCCGAGATGGAGCTGGCCCGCAAAGCCCTCTCCGAAAGCCTCTATGTGGATCTCGACCGGGGCGGGCTCATCAGCGCGGAAAGCGTGGGGCCGATCTCTGTGAGCTATCAGCCGGGCGCGCCCGTGGGGAAGATGTTCAGGGCGGCGATGGCGCTACTTGAGCCCTACGTCCGCGACAGAAACCAGCTTTACGCCATTGCCAACTCCGGCGCGGCGACGGTTCCAGAGAACCCCGTTTTTGAGATCGGGATGCACGATGGGGGCGATCCCACATGACCGCCTACGCCTCCCAGATCGCCCTTGCAGACCGCATGGTCCGAGCCAAGGGCAGGGTGGTGACGTTCACAAGGCCGGGGCTTCCTGTTGATCCCGTGACGCAAATGCCGGCGGGATCGGAAGTCACTTACACCGCCCCGATGCTTGGCATCGCCTTGAGTGCGGGAAAGGCGGCGCAACTGTTCGGCGCAAGCGCGAATATCTCCAAGGCCCGCTTGTCCTGCACCATGGCCCTCTCTGGGGTGACGCAATCCCCCCAAGAAGGGGACCGCTTCACTTGGGCTGGGGTCCAATACCGCATCATCACCGCCCCGGAACTGCTCAATCCTGACGGGGCGCAATCCATCATCGCAACCTTTATCGCGGAGGCGTAAATGCGTTCGGACATTCGTGGCCGGAAGTAAGTGATGGCCGACCCGCAGACCTTCAAGGCCACGGTGAACGCCTGGATCGCGCAACGGCAGGACGCCCTTCAAAAGGTGGCCCGGTCTTCGATCCAAGATGTCTGCGATGCGGTCATTGAAGGAACGCGGTTCGACACAGGCAACCTGCGGAGCCAATGGCAGCCCTCGATTGGAGCCCCGGCCTTGAGCCTCGCCCCAGAAGGCCACGATCCGCAGGCGAGCCTTTCCCTTGTCTTGGGCCAGATCACACCGGGCACGGTGATGTATCTCTCCAACAACGCCGCCTATGCCCTTCGCATGGAATACGGCTTTGTCGGGCAGGACAGCCTTGGCCGCTACTACAACCAGGCCGGGGACTACAACGTGCAAACCCAAGTCGCCCGCTGGCCCATGCTGGTGGCCAAGAACGCGGAACAGTTTGGATTCGGATTGTGACCCTCAAAACCGTCCACCCCTCGCTTCGGGCCGCTGTCCGAGAGCGTTTGTTGACCGTGACGGAAGTGGACGTCTCCGTGGGCTCCATCACGGCTTCGGGAGGCGTTTACACCAGGGCTTCCGGCTCTTGGATCACGGACGGCTTTCGCATCGGCCAAGAGGTCACGGTGTCGGGCCTCAGTGGGGGGAATGGGGTTGTCCGGGTGCGATCCCTCACGGCTTTAGCCCTCACCACGACAGGCACAGCCTCAGGTTCAGGGACGGGGCGCTTTCTGGTAGCCCTGCCTCAAGGAAGAGCCTGGGAAGGGCAAGGGGTCTATCGGCCCACCTTGGGCCAACCCTACATCTCGGAGGCTTACGTCCCAGCGTCATCGGCACGGGTTAGTCAAGGATCGCCCACGCCCGTCATCCAGCACGACATCAACGCCAACGTGACCCTGTTCTATCCGGCCTCGGAGGGGACGGAAGCCGTTGAACGCATGGCGGGGGCGATCCAAGCGCACTTCATGCCGAAGGCGACAAAACTTGTCCGCGATAATGTCGGGGCCCGCGTCGTCGATGTTCGCCGCTCCTCTGTCATGCTTGATGGCGATTGGCTCTCCGTCGGCGTGACCATCCAGCTTCTGGCTTTCACGCAAGGCTGACCACCTCACCACCTCATGACCTCATCAGGCCCGCCTTACCGGCGGGCTTTTTCGTTTGGGAGAAGGCTCCATGCCTATTCAAGATCAAGTCTCCGTCAGCCTCTACTACGCTTTTCAGACCACTTTTGGCACGGTGATGCCGGCCAACACGGCCGCCTTCGGTGTGGAGCGCGTAAGCTCCACCCTCAACACAATGAAGGACGGCTTTGCCTCTCCCGTGGTCCGCCCCGATCAACAGATCGCTTCCTTCCGCCATGGGGGTATGCGCGTGGATGGGGGCATTGAAGGCGTGCTGTCTTTGACGGCGTGGGACGCCTGGCTTGCGGCGCTGATGCGCCAAACCGATTGGTCCGCAGCGCAAACCGCCTACACCCAAGCGACGGGGACCAACGTATCCGCCACGGGCTCGGTGTTCACCTTCGGCGGCGGCTCGCTCATCACGGCGGGCTTCAAGGTCGGGGACGTGGTGCGGTTCACGACGCTTCCCGCCGGCGGCGCGCCCAACAACAACATCAATTTCCGCATCACGGCCCTCACTGCGACCACCATGACGGTGTTTCCGGCGCCTACGGCCTTTACCACGCAGACGACCTTCTCCGTGGTTCGGCCTGGCCGGAAGCTGGAATTGGGCACCGCCAAGCGGCAATTGACCATCGAACAGCGTTACCCCGATCTCGACATGTGCGAGGTGTTCGACTCCATCCGCATCGGTGGGGCCGCGATCCGCATCCCGCCCAACGGCCCCGTGGGCATCTCCTGGCAGCTTCAGGGGCGCCAAGGGCAGGTGTTTGACGGGGCGGGCGCGCCTTACTTCACGTCGGTCACGGAAGCCCCCGCCACCACCATGCTCACCGGCATTGAAGGGGGCATCCGGGCGGGGGGCGTGGAGACCACCGCGCTCACCTCCTTGGACATTCAGATCAGCCACAACCTCAGCTCTCAGCCGGTCGTTGGCACTCCGTTTGTTCCCGACATTTTCTATGGGCCGATCGTGGTCACGGGCACGCTTTCGGCGATGCTGGAAGACAAAACGTTGGTCAACCAGTTCCTCAACGAAAGCACGGTGGACTTGACCGCGGTCTGCTATGACGACGGCAACACGCCAGAAGGGTTCATCGCCTTCAACATGCAGAACGTGCGGTTCAACGGGGCGGCGAAGCAGGTGGCGGCGCAAGGCGGGGTGCTGGTGACGGTTCCCTTCCAAGCGCTTCTGCGCTCAGGCGGCGCAGGCACCGCCTTCGATCAGTCCACCCTGACGATCCAGCGGTCTAACGCTTAACGGCGGGACAGGGCGCGGCGCTCGGCTTCTTCCCGCGCGCTGCGCTCTGTGGCCGCCCAAATCAGCGCGGCGACCCAGCCGATCAGGGTCCAGCCAAAGAACAGGTTCAAGAGCATCACCGGGGCCACAGCCCGATTGCGCGCGGTGGCGACGATCGTCGGCACGAAATAGAGCGCCAGACCGATCAGGATCAGCAACCAAGCCCCACCCGCGCCGTCGTTCATCAGAAATCCCCCCAGATAAACCCAAGCCTAAACTTCGCGCCAGCATAAAGCAAAAAGGCGCGTTGATGCAATTCGATCTCGGGGTGGTGGACACCCGCAAGCGAAGCGAAGAGGGTGTAGAGCTTCAAATCCTGGGGGCTGATGGCTTCCCGGTTCAGGTCCGGGGCGAAACCCTCGCCATCGTCTTGGCCGGTCCTGACAGCGACCGCTTCGCCGAAGGCCAGCGCAAGGCCCAGAAGCGCCAGATGGAGGCCGCCGAAAAGCGTCAAGAGCTTCCTGATGGGGAGTTCATGGCCATCGTGCTCAGCCATTGCGCGATCTCGTGGACGGGGGTCTATCACCCCGGCGAGAAGGGCAAGGCCATCCCATGCAGCCCCGAAGCGGCCTTTGAGCTGTTCAAGCAGTATCCCTGGATCAGGGAGCAGGCCAAAGGCTTCGCCGGGCTTCGGGCAAATTTCTTGCCGCCGTCGTCGGTCAAGTGATCGCCTTCGCTCGCCACCAGTGGGCGCAAAGCGACAAGGCCGGCGACGGCTCTTCCGTCAGCGACCACCTCAAGGCCCTTGCGAAGCGGGGCAAGCGTCCCAAGCAGGACGAAAAAAAGCCCCCTGTCTTGATGCCGGAGGCCGAGCCCCTTTGGGCGGTGTTCTGCGCCCTGCATCAGACGCGATCTTCAGGCATGGGGGTGGGGCCCATCTCCTTCAGCGAGATCGAAGCCTATCAGCGCCTTGTGGGGGTCAAGCTCGACCCTTGGGAGGTGCAAGCCGTCCGGGCCATTGACATGGCCTATCTGCAACATGAGGCCGAGCGCTCCAAGGCTCGCTCTTCCGAGGGGAGGGCGGCCTAATGCAAGGTGGCTCCACCGCACGGCTTGGGATCGTCTTTGACGTCCCCAACGCGGCTATGGCCGCGCAAAGCCTGAACCAAGTCGCTATGGCGGCGGACAACGTGGCCGACAACGCCGCGCAGGCCTCGCTTCGCACAAACGCCCTCGCTCAGGCGATGGCCGCCCCGCGCCAGACGAGCGCGCAGCTTGCCGCGCAGATAACGGGCGTCAATCAAGGCCTTGTGGAGTTTATCAGCCGGCTTGATCGCTCATCGGAAAGCGCCATCCGCGCCGCCCGCTCTTGGCAGACGGCAAGCCAAGCCATCAAACAAGGCCTTGCCGGCAGCTTTGCGGAGTTCACCGCCGCCTTTGACGCCCTAGAGGGCCGCCTCACCCGCTTTGGACAGAACGGCCAGATGCGGCAGTTCAACCCTATGACCGCAAACGCGCTGCAGAGCGGGGGCGGAAGCGGCGGGGGCAACGATTTTGACACCATAGATCGCGGCGCCCGGCGCGCCGCCGGCGGGTTCAACCTGCTTGAGGCCTCGGTGCAAGGCGTCGCCGGGGGCTTGGCCTTCTTCGCCGCCAATGCGGTCGTCTCAGCGGTTGCAGGCCTAGCGCAACTCCCCTTCGCCGCTGCCCGCGCTGAAGACAGCCTCGCCAAATTGCAAGCCCGTTTGCGCTTTGCCTTCCGCGGCTCGGACGCCGCCGCCCGTGTCGGCGGGGCCTCCATCATGGGCATCGCTGACGATCTCGGCATGGACTACAACGCTCTGGCCCAACAATACGGGGACATGGCGATCTCCGGCCGGGCCATGGGCATGTCTTCCGGCCAAGTCGGCGGAGCGGTGGAGAGCTTCGGCCGTTTGGGCATGATCTCGGGCGCGAACCAAGCCCAGATCAACGGCGCGATGTGGCAGGTTCAGCAGATGATGAACCTCGGCGTGTTGCGGTTCCAAGACTACCGCTACATGGCCACCAACATGGGCGCTTTGGACGACGTGCTCGCCAAAGGGGCGGGGGTTCCCGTCTCCCAGCTCATGAACATGATTTCCAACGGCGAGGTGAGTGCGGAGAAGTTCTTCCAATACCTTGAGCGGGGTATGGCGGAGCTTGAGCGGCAAGCCATGACGGCGCCGGAGACCATCGAACGGTCCAGCGCGCGGATGCAAAACGCTTGGACTCGCATGTTGCAGGACATGGGGGAGGCGATTCAAGCCTCCAACATGGTGCAGGCCATGCATAACCTCATCACCGAGGCCATCGACAATACACGACGAACCTTCTTCGCCGACGCTTTGGAAAGAGGAGAGTTGGCGCGGCAAGGTCGGTTGCCCTTGTCGCAATCTGGCGAGGTTATTGGCCTCATCATGCAGGGGGTGGACCCCAACCAAGCGCGACAAATCGTAATTGACCGCAATGCCCAAGCCGCTCAACGAGCCGTTTCCGTGGATGGCTTTGGCGACCGCGCCGCCGCGTACTTTGACGAAAACCTCAACTCGGCTGAGGCGCAGTATGAGGCGGGGCTTGGGTCCATTGCATCATTGCGCACAACGGAAGCCCAGCGCGGACAGGTGCAATCTGAGATCAACCGCGTTCGCGCTGCCATAGATCGCATCCCGCAGTTGGTGGCCGCTTATCAGAACGACCCAACGACGGGCCTAGACCCAGTGACGGCGGCAGAGTCCGCGCAACGGCTTCAAATCGGACTTCAGACGTTTGAAGCCCAACTCGCGGCCATCGTTGACCCCTTCACCCGCGCCTTGCAGCAACAGGGAGCCGCAGAGAGCAACTTCGCCCGGGGCGGGTCGCGGGGATCAGATCTTCTGAACCGCGCCTATGAGATGAGCATGGCGCAGGCGGGGACGCTTGAGCAGCCAAGCCAACAGGCCGCCCTTGGTCTGATCCTCCGGCAAGAGGCGCTTGGGGTCCGGGGCCAGCAAAGCCAAACGCTAAGCCAACTCAACGCCCAACGCCAGTTTGTCCTTCCCGCCATCGGGCAGGATGCGCGGGCTATGGCTCAGGCCCAAGTGGAAGCGGAGATCACCGCTCTTCGGGAGACCTACGGCGACCTCGCCAACGATCCTCGTGTCCAAGAGATCATCCGCATCCGGCGGGAGATGCTGGAAGGCCAGAACGCCCTCGACGCCGACGTGGCCTTGGCCCGTGCGCAAGACCAAGCCTCCCGCCAAATGGCTCGCATCCAAGCCGCCTTGGACACGGTAGGCGATCCTGTGGCGCGGCGCCGCGAAATGGAGCGCCTGGACGCTGAGGAGGCGGAGCGCCAAAACCCCGGCATGAGGGACACGACGCGGGGCCTGCAAGCCCAGCAGAACGCCTTGAGCCGCGCCGAACGCGTGGAAGAAGGCGCCCGCCGCCGCCGCGAGATGCAGGAAGAGGTGGACATTACGATGGGCCTTGGCCGTGAGCGCCGGGTCTATCTAGAAATCTTGCGTTTGGAGCGGCAAGAGCGCGCCGCAGGCGCCGTCATCAGCCGGGAAGAGGCGGAGCGAGAAGCCCGCCGCAACGTCGAGGCGCAAGAGCAGTTTGAAATCCGCTCCAACTGGATCAACAGCCTAGAGCGGTCAGGCCGCCGTCTGGGCGAAGGCTTGGAGAACACCTTCTTCAGTTCGATCCGGCAGGGCTTCCGCCGGGGGCGGATTGAGGCGGAAGACGTGCTCTGGAGCCTCGCCGACATCGCTCTCGACATCGGCGAAGACATCGTCCGCAATCTGACCGCTCCATGGCGGCGCTCCATCTCGGAGGCGGGGACCAACTTCTTCACCCGCTTCCTTGAAAACCTCATTCCCGGCTTTAGCGGGGGAGGGGGCAAGGGTAAGCTCCCCGGCAAGAAGTCCGCCTTTGGCAACGCCTTCGACGGCATGGCGATCATTCCTCACAGCATGGGCGGTGTGACTGCTTCCATGGGGTACTTCCCCATGGCCAATGGTGGCATCGGCTCGCTCGCGGAAGCGGGGGCCGAGGCCATCCTCCCCCTCGCCCGGGGGCCTGATGGCCGTCTTGGTGTTCAAAACACCGGCGACGGGGGCGGGGTTCAGATCATCGTCAATGACCAACGCGGGGCGGATGCGGAGCCGGTCGAAGTGCAGGAGCGTCGCGGACCCGATGGCCGCCGCATGGTGGAAATGACCCTGCGCGACAGCCAGCGCAAGAACGTCGCCGCCGGCAAGACAGATGGGGCCATGCGCTCCCGCTACGGGGCGCAACCCTTGGTTCGCCAAGCCTAAGGACAGATCATGCCCTCCTGGCCCGGAACCCTCCCTCAGTATTTCAATATCGCAGGCTATTCAGAAGAGCCGGCGGACAACGCCATCCGCACGCCGATGGAGACGGGGGACGTCAAGATCCGGCGCCGCTTCACGGGCCAATACGACATTATCTCCGGCACCATCGACATGAGCGCCACGCAGTTTGAAGCGTTCAAGCTCTTCTGGCGCGACGACCTCAAGGACGGCTCTTTGGCCTTCGATTGGGTTCACCCCACTACAAGGGCGAACGCCGTCTTCAAGGCCATGACGAAATATCGAGCCCCCGTGTTCGGCGTCGATAACCGCCGGGTGCAAGTGCAGTTTCAGGTGAAGTAATGGCGCGGACGCTTTCGACCCCAGCCGATGAAAGCCTAATGGATGAGACCACCGATGAGGTCTGGCTCACCCTGTTGACGATTTCGCACCCTAGCTTGGCGTCACCAATTCGCGTGGTCCACAACAACGAACCTATCCCATCTCGGGGCAGCGAACCTATCACGTCTCGGGACAACGAACCTATCACATCTCGGAGCAACAAACCGATCACGTCTCGGGGCAACACGTTCCACGCCTACGCCTTCCAGTTGATCATGCCGGGGCAAGGAGGGGATGGGCCAGGCGAGGCCCAACTCGCCATCGACAACACCGATCGCGTCATCGTCGAGACGATCCGCTCCATCACCGATGCGCCCGACGTTCTTGTCGAGGTGGTTTTGGCCGATACCCCCGATGTAGTGGAGATCGCCCTTCCTCCCCTGAAGCTGCGGGATGTGACCTACAACGCCGCCACCGTGACAGGCTTCCTGCGCTTTGAAGACCTCATCACCGAGCCGGTGGCCGAGACGATCACCCCGTCTCGCCTTCCGGCGTTGTTCTGACGGTGGCGGATGGCGCGCCCCGACTTCCCCCCATGGGCCGCAAACTATGTCGGCTTGCCCTATGTGGCAGGGCGAAAAGGCATGGACGGGGCCGACTGTTGGGGCCTGGTCGCCCTCATCCACGATCGCGAGCTGGGCAAACCCCTCCCGCCTTACGACGGCCCGTTGTTCACCCCTGGATGCGATCGGGCAGGCCTTGCGGAAGAGGCTCTGGCCTATAGCCGGCGCTTTCCTGAGGTTCCCGCCGA